CACAGAGATAGTTACAGATGGTTTATGCTCACACCAGTAACGCTGATAGGTAAGCCATAACTCTAGCTGTTCTATTGCGTTCATCTGTGTACGTGTGATAGCACCCAAGGGTGACTTCATAGGAAAGCTGAACACTGTCGTTGAGTCGGGTTTCATCACGTCAGGTTCAGCAGGTATACCTTGTGAGATAAGGAACTGCGTCAATGGGTCTTTGTTATCTCCACGCACGGTGCGTATGTAGTACGGGTTGTGTCTAGCATGTATACCTGACGCAGCGTCAGTAAGCTGTGACACAGTGCCGCTAGGTTTAACACACGTAACTGCAGTAGATTGTGGTATTCCTAACTGCTTTGCCATAGCTTCATTAGTGCGTACCGCCTCATCTTTTAGTATACCAAGTAATATAGGTAATTTATCTCCTGTGGTAGATGTCATGGCATTATCCATAATACCTGTTAAAGATACACCAAGCAAACGCTCTTCCTCTGTATTATCTTTCCACACTTTACGTAGATATTTAAAGTTAGTCAGTGTGGCTTGGAACGTGCCAAGTATTGTAGCAAGCCTCACCTTTTCTTTTAGCGTATCCATAGTATCGCTTTCACGAATGACTACTTCAGATAGGTTACAGAACTGATAGGGACGTAGGATAATCTCAGAGCAAGGGTTGCAACCAAAGTCTTGGTCAGCATCACGCCTGCCATTCTTAGCAGCCTGCACCTGTGCCGACTTTCTATTGAAGATACCACGCTCACCTGACTTACTATCATATAAAGATAGCCACTCACGCATGAATGTACCCATCTCTGGCTTACCTTTGTATGCCACAGAGTTATTAGCTAACGCACGTTGACCCTCGTTCTCCCACCACTTACCTGACTTGGCGTGTGCCATCTGGTCATCATTCAGATTAGATAAGCTGATTAGTGCGCTACGGCGTACACCGCCCACGACCACAACTTCACCAATCTTACACATTATATCGTGACACTCAATCGGATATAGCCTACGACCTGCTGCTCTCTTAAACTTCTCAACACAGAAGTCAAACAATTCTACTAGTGGCTGCGGTCCTGATGCTCTGCCACCAAACGTCTTGAGCCTTGCTCCTGCGGGGCGTACCTCTGACACGTCCCATGCTGGTATCTGTCCTGCATACAACATAGCAATAAGTTCTTTCAGAGACTTTGCCCAACCGGGGCGGCTATCACCTACCTTGATTACTGTGTCTGTGCGGTAGAAATCTTCTGCTACTATAGGTAGCTTTTCAATGTTATGACGTTCTACGCTAAAGCCTACGCCTGTACCACACATAAGAATGTACATAGTCTCATCAAAAGCACGTGGGCTATCTACAGGTACGTAGGAACAGTTGTATCCACCAACGTGACATCTGTCCAGTGCGGGGCCACTAGTCATCAATGCCCTCATGCTAGGCATAATAGATTGGTTTAGTACAGCCTCTTCTAATTCTGCTCTTAGTGAATCTGGAAGCTGATAACCTTGACTGTTATGTAAATGAGAAGCCATATAATCAAAGTATCGTGTGACTGTTTCACCCCATGTCTCCCTTCTCTGTTCATCTTCTTTCCAACGTGCATAGCGTGACAGTGCTATAAAGTTCTGATAATCTGTAGGTAATGTATTGCTAATCATCTCTTACTCCGTAATCGTTCTAATGTTTCTAATGTCGGCACCATCAATGTCGTAAAAGTATTCTTGGATACCGTCCTCTAATTCTTCACCAACCCTGCCATCCGCAGGAACAGGATACTCTTCATCGTCTATGTCGATGGTTATGTACATCTTAACTTTTATCACCCGCCATAACCTCCTCTATCAACCTGTCCAAGTACCACTTGGCCTTTTGCAAATCCTCTAGCGGCTTATCCTTGTAGTCAAATCGCCAGAGGTACTTCATAACATTACCCTGCAGGTAATATTTAAATCCATTATCAGTAGCGGCAGAGATAGCTTGAATGCACTCAATACCTGTTTGGTTGTAGTGTGGTGGGCTGTTGACCATATCAACAACATTATCACTTTGTTTCCTTGTTTGTGCCATACGTAACTCCTCTTGTATCATCATTGCTTTCATATACTCTTCATGCCTGCTCATGCCGACCCCTTTGTATTCGTGTTAAAGTGTAGGTGTATTACATTACCGTCAACAGAATGACCAGAGTAGGCTTCTTTACCTGCATCCTCTAGTTCTACCTCAATATCCATCTCCTTGTCAATAACTTTTGTTACATATTCATGCACGATATTACGTAACTCTTCTACCTCTTCCATTACGGGAACAGCAGCGCACATCATCTTAGCAAAATGCATGACTTGATAGTAGTCGTCATCATTCATAGGATTCTCTGGCATTGCCATAATTGATATGTCCACTTCACCAGACCACTTACCATCATCATCAGCGAATGGTCTGACACGTATAATGAAGTCTTCGTTATGTATTTCTTTAGATAGTTTATCCATCATGTCCATATGCTATCTCCTTTTCACCTTTGTGCCGCCAAACTTGATAAACTTTGGATGCCTGTTCTTACCCCTCTCTTTCAACCAATCTTCAGGAATAATCCTGTCATAGTATCTGAAGCCATGTTTAATACACCACTCACCGTAGGTAGACTTAGCACCCTTACGAAGTTTGCGTCTGCTACTTTCAAACACAAAACGAATATCCAACTTGGGATGCTGCTTTTTAATAGCCAGATGCTTGCGTCTATCTGCTGCGGTGAATTGTCCTTTGGTTTCTATAATGATGCCATTGGACAGCACAAAGTCTGGTGTATACGTTCTGTATGCTAGGTCTTCCCACTCTATCTTGACTGCCTCATATAAGAAATCAATCTTCAAATCTTTGAGGTAGTCAGATACCTTGAGTTCAAGACCGCTACGATATCCATACTTTCGTGCTGCCCTAAATTGTTTTGCGTTAGCCAACTACATCTCCAATGTAGCTTACCATTGGTGGATTCTTTGCCTGTGACTTTACAGCAGGTAACTCAGTAAGAGTATCCCAGCAATCAAAACGATAGCTGCAAAATTTACATCCATCATTAAGGACTTTATTACCTGTGGGCTTGCCACGAAAAGTCTCAGGCACTGGTTCAAAACATCTTTCAAACTTGTTCTCCTTTACTGTCTGAACCGTATCCTTTATTTTGGATACCTCTTTGTCAATGTCAAGACCTGTAGCTGGTACATACTTGAACTGCCCGTTGGCTTTGTTCACTACCCACCAGCCACCTGCTTTCTTGCCTGCAGCTTTAGCGTATCCGGCTAGTTGAGCCACATACCCGAAACCATCACCGCTGGCAAGGCTGTCATAGGATTCAAACTTGTTTCTGTATGACCAGTCTGAAGCTGATTTGATATCATCAACTGCACCATCAACGATGAGGTCATAACTACCAGAAACGCTATCGTCACCGAGGTCAAGAGAAACTTTATCCGTGTCTTCATACTTTACTCCTGCTTCTGTTAAGATACCTTTGAAAACAGCTTCAACTATATCTCCAATCATCATGTTCATTACGAATGTTGTTGGTAGGGGTATAGCTACCTCTGGTTTGTTTTTGTTGTACCAGAGTTGACAAGTTGGCCTACCCACGTTTGACATACGCAAGGTAAACTTGTCACGCTTGTTGCCCCCACCAAACTGGCGTTTTGCAGCAGCCATGACATCATCACCAATCTGTTTGATTGTTTCAGATGACATGCTCGATTTACCACTAGTGGCATTTTCAAGATACTGATACAACGCCAGTTCAGCAGGGTGGTTCATTATGCCACCTCTTCTTCAAACTCTACGTCAACAATATCATCAAGGTTTAACTCATCCAAGTCTTCGTCATTCTTGGACGATGACTTTTCTGCATAGGCATTGATGATATACTCATTGTAGTTTTGTACCCAAGACATAAACTCACCAAACTTTTCTTGGTCATCCTGAGTAAGTTCGACTACGTTAGTCACATCAAGTGACGTGACAGGCAAGTAAAAGCTATTGCCGTTAGGTAGCTTACGCTCCTCTGTATTTAGAGTAACGCTGTGCTGCACAGGAAGACGCTTCATCTTAGCAAGCTGTGTAAACACACCGCCTACTGTCTTAAATGCGTCACGGTTCTCCACTTCCCATATGAATGGGGTAGCAGCAATATCCACAGGATTACCTTCGGCATCCTTTGGATTAGTTAACTCGACTATACCAAGCACTACACGTACACGCTTGATAGAACGAATCAATTCTTTAGTAGCATCAGGCAGAGACTTAAAGTCCTCTATCCAGCCTGAAGGCTTTCCACAGTTAAACCCACCGTCATTATCTTTCAAGTCCATGTTCAGGCTATCAGCCATAACGGTCTTGACATAACGATTGGGTGCAGTACCCGTAGCCATAACAAACTTCTTATACATAAAGCGTTGCATGAATGGGCGTACAACAGCAGACTCTGCATAGTACGTTGGGCCATCAGGAATCTCTAGCTTGTACGTACCGCCTTTAACTTTAATGGTATCCGTACCCAAGATAGCGGAATGCTGGATACGCAGACGTGCAAGGAACATGCCCTGCTTCTTCTGCGCACTTGCTTCATTAGCAATGCCCATAGCTTTAGCCATCTCAGCATAGTTATTCGTATCAATAGTTGTAATGTCATTCATATAATTAACTCCTTTTCAGTTGTAAGACCCATAGTTATATCAGGTTACGTCCTTGGTGTCAAGCCAATTCGGACCCATTTTTGCCTCTAAAAGTAAAGGCACATTGAACTCAACTCCCCAGCGTTGGGTGATGAGATAAGGTAGTGCATCATTAGTTTCATCTATGACTTTAATTACCTGTGATTCTTCATCAGGGTGTACATCAATAACGATACTGTCATGCACTGTATTTACTATACACGATTGCATACCCATTAGCAACTTGTCTATGTGCAATAATGCAATAGGCACAATGTCTGCTGTAGCAAACGACTGCACAGGGTAATTCTTTATCTGTGTAAAGTGTGAGATGCGACCACTTGCTTTGCGGTACACATCGGGAAAAGCAAACTCACGACCACTTGGTGTCGTAATCTTGCGGGTATTCAGAGCCTCTTTAGCCAGTCGGGTATGCCACTCTGAGACTCCTTTGTATTTTCTTGTGAAGTGTGTGTAATACTCTGCTTCCGCTGACGTTCTCCCAAAGCCCGTTGCGCCATAAAGTGGTGCGAACGTATGCGCTTTTGCATCCTGCCTACTCGTAGGTTGACCAGCATCACTAATAACTTTAGCGGTGTATGAGTGTACATCAAATCCAGTAGATACTTCTTCAATAGCAACTCCATCTTGTGATAGATAGGCAGCAGTGCGGAACTCCAACTGTGCAAAGTCAGCTTCCATCACCTTGCCACCAGCAAATCGTGACACAAATACTCTCTTCACAGGAAACGTGCCGCCACGTGGCATGTTCTGCATGTTAGGGTCTGCACCTGATAGCCTACCAGTAGCAGTTCTATGTTGCAATAGACGTACATGTAGCATACCATCTTGTTTGGTA